TGCTCTAGCTCTAGTTGTTTCTTGCTAGGCTCAGTCATTTAATACATCAACTACAGAGTGCAAAGCCTTTGGTGCTAGGTGTGCATAGATCATGGTGTTTTCTATGTCCTCATGCCCTAGCCAATCCTTAACCAGTAGTATCGGTACTCCTCTTTGTACTAGCCTTGATGCACAGGTATGTCGGCATAGGTGAATAGTATAAAACTTCTTATCGGCATAGCCTAAGTCCTTCCTAGCTTTCTGCCATATAGCATTTAACCAAGCATAATTAACACCACAGAATACTTTTTCTGTTGGTCTACCACTATAAGAAAGACATTTTTTCATTATCTTTTGTACTCTATCTGTCATAGGTACAGCTACAGCTTGATCGTTTTTTCTATCGTTAAAATTAATTTGATTGTTTTCAAAGTCAACAAATCTGTTTTCTAGATTCATTAGTTCATTTACTCTGCAACCTAAATCAATTAAACATTTAATAATTTCTGCTGCCATATAAGTATTTGGATTTTGTTTTGAATAAAGATAATCTAATAAATCTTTTTCCATATCCTCAGTTAGGTAATGCACCTTACTGTTCTTTGTTGGTCTAGGTTTTGGCATCTTAATCATCTCAATAAATCCGTCTTCCTCCATCTCTTGAAGTACGACTCTCAGATAGCCCATCTTCTGATTGACTACAGCATTACTATTCTTGTGTTCTTGCTTCAGAATATCCATCATCTTGTTAACCATAGGTCTAGTAATTTTATTTACTGGTAGGTCGCCAAGTGCTTTGATGTTATGCTTCATTCCTATCAAGAAATTAGTAGCAGATTTGGTTCCGTTCTTTCTTCTTTTATATACAACTCTAGTTGCTTCAGAAAGCGTAGGCATTTTAGTTTTCATAGTGGTTCTTTAAATGTTTTTTTTAAGGTCATCTATCATATCAAGATAGCCCTGTTTACCAAAGGCGATAAGATCAGGGATTGTATATTCTCTTGTGGTAAATCTATGACCACAAGAAAGGCACACCCTACGTCTATAGACATAAGGTGTGATGCTTTTGTTTCGAAAGCCTTTAGTTAGTTCAGCTTTTCTATAAATAGTTTCTCGAACTTTAACGTCTAGACTTTCGCATTTAGTACACTTCAAATTTTACCCTCCTTGATAGCTTTAATATCTTTTGGTTTTAGTTTTAATTGTTTTTTGTACTCTCCTAAAGTTCCAAAGACAGGCATCTCTGTATCGTCAGGACAGTCTTGTTTAATCATTTCAAAACCCATAGTTAAAGTAAGTTCTGTAAGAATATCCTCATGGATTTCATCTTTAGTTTTCATAGGTCTTGCTCCCAAAATTTAATAAGTTCTTTTAGTTCAGCTATCCGCTTTTTAGCGTTGGCTTTTTTCTCAGCTTTTCGTATGCTGATTTGTTTCAGCATGGCTTGAGTTTCTTCGTTGATCTCTTCCATAAAGTTCATTAGATTTGATTAATAGTTTTAATGATTTCTTTTTTGTAGTACTCAATAGTTTGATCTACTGAGAGATTGCCTTCTTCATCAGAAGGCGGAAAGATAGTAAAGTTTCTATCGGTAAGCTTTGCAGCCCTATGCAGTATGCAATCAAGCTCCCAAAGTGTTGCGGTTTTTGATCTAGGCATGAGTTTTAAAAGCGTTGTTTGTTACATCTTCAGCTAACTTGTCAAGAAAAGTGTCACCTTCATCAAAGCTACCCATGTACGCACATACATGGTCAAAACCTTGTGCTTGTTTCTCAACGTAAGAAAGAGAATCAAATCCTTCTGTCTTTTCAAGCTCTTCATTTTTAGCTAATTGTTTTTTCTCTTCTTTGGTGTAATCTTCAGGGTTTTTCTTTACAGCAATACAAGTATCACTATAAAAATACTTAATGCCTTCACCAAAAAGTAAGTAACAAAGATCTTCTAAACGTCTTTTGTCTGCTGTTGCAATCCTACATAACAAATCATATTGATCGTCAGGTAGTTTTAATTGAATTGTTTTAGTCATTGTGGTTCTAAATGTAAGGTTTACAAGTGAAAGGTTTATGAGCCTTTCAGAGAGGGCATGAAAGCCCTCTAAGAAAGAATCAGTTAAACGACTACAAAATAATAGTGGTCGTGATCCCAACCCATAGAAACAATTTTCATGTTTGGGTGATACTCTTTAAATTCCCAATTATCAATTAAAGCTTTTGCGGCTTCATAATGATTGTCAGGAGACTCAAGAGCATAATCCCAATCAATAGTTTTTGAAAATGTTCTCTCATTGTCTCTCTTGTGTAAAGCTTTGATTCTTGACCCTCTGTAATTAGTTGGCCCTAAATACTTAGTTTTAATAATCAATCCTCTATTTTCACAAGGGATTTCGTAATGTCCTTTTTCAAGTCTGATTGCTGAAGTCATTGGTTCAGTTTGGTTTGTTTGGTTTGTAGAGTCTTAAGGACTCTTTAAAGCCTACTAAGTAAGCTTTAAGGAATCATTAAAGAGTAATGTCTTCTGGTTTGTCTTGTATTAACTCAAAGTTAAAGCCAAGGACTTTCAAAGAGTTAATATTGTTTTGAGTAAGAGTTGAGTTGCCTGTCAAAGATTGCAAAGCACCTCGTTGTTTATCATCAATTACATCTACATAAGTTTGACCATAAGCTGATCTAGTAGATACTTTAATTGTGTTCATAGTGTGGTTCTTAGTTTGGTTTGGTTTAATCGGTTTGATCCGATATTGATATCATTACATATAATGTTGCCTATTGCAAGGCTTCAATAGAACTTTCTTTGTTATCTCTTAGTATCACTAATGAAATCCAACTTAACAATTCTGTAACAATACCCTCCTTATCGATAATATAAAAAGATATACCCATATAGCAAAAAATTAGCCCAGAATCACCTCAAATAATATAAGATATATTATAAGATCGTAGTTATATCAAGGCTTTTGCTTACTAGACTACTTTTTTTGTAATTTTTGCGAGGGGTACGGGTAAAATTTTTTTTTATATATACGTATAACCCTTTCAAATTTTTGCTCTTAAATTTTTTTGAGTAGGAATCATGCAGCAGCAAATCAAGATTAGCTCCCTTAGTGCAATCCTTAGTGTAATCTTAGTGTGTTCTTTAGTCTTTCTCCTATACGTGTCCCTAATAAGCTCCACTTATGAAACCATCATTGGATACATTAGAATTTCTTATCTGTTGAGGGGACATACCCATAGCAGATTGAGATATGGTGTTGTTTAGTAAAGAATCCCAATTATCAGTGTGAATGGAGAGTAATTCTTCTTTTCTTTTGGATATGTTTAAGTCTTCATTTTGAGCCATGTAATCTGTCCAATAAGCAACAGCACCTGCAAGGGAGTCAACGAGGTCATCATGTACAAGAGAACCTTTATGACGAGATATTCGTGATAGTTGATAGACTAATTGGAGCTTAAGTCTACGTTCTGGTGTTTCTTGAGGGTTAGAACGGAAATCTTTTTCTATCACTTTGCGATCAATTATGAGCCTGTGAGAGTTCATTACAGGTTCAAGTGTGTCGATTATGCGTAATTCTTTAGTCTTATTGTTTCTAACGTCTTCAACTTGGCATGGGTGGAATCTCATGAGGAAAGGTTTTAGAAGTTCAGCAAACATTCCTCCTCCGAAATTTTGTTCTACGAGTATTTGATTTATGTTATTGTCTCTAGCAATCTTGCTAATCTTCTCCAGAACGGCATCTGAGTAGCCCCCAGACAGTCCTAAACACTCTGTGACGTATAAATTACCATTAAGCATCTTAACGCAGCTTATAGCGGTCTGATCTTTACCTTTGCCAGAGGGGTCAACAAACATAACTGAACCTGTATATTCTA